CGGAAACCATTTAAAGTTCAGAGTCTTTGAAAAGCGGAGCTTTTCACAATCCAAAAGATTGACAGGCCGCTGATTCTTCGTGATTGTGAGCATGTTTTTTAGTGTGATTTCCAGTGGAAACTTGTGAAATTCTGTGCTTTTGGGCTGCCTAAAGCACATATGCTGTGCTAAAGACGTAAATGCTACATTTCCAATGGAAATGACACTCCGTTTAGCTCTTTAGGTCGTTTAGCCCATAACTTTAGAGGGCTGCCGCCCTTTCCAACGCTCCGCGTTTCCAAACCTGCCATTTGCAGCCTCAATCCTTCGGCTGCTCCGCAGCTAATCAGAACACAAATCAAAACTCATAAGAGATTGCATCCTGCAACTAATTAATCAGATTGAGTTCAGATTAGACTGGATGCGCGCTCAATCCTTCGCGCGCTGCGCGCGCTGGGGAATAATTAAAAGAGGAAATGCAGGGAAAAATAGAAACATTTATATATATATGTATATATGTATGTATATAAATATTAATAAATAAAGATGGGAACAATAAACTTTTATCTTCCAAAGGATTTAATTGAAGAATTAGACAAAGTGCAAAATAGAAGTGCTTTAGTTGCTGACTTATTAAGAGATTACTTTAACAAAGGAAAACCATTGACAGAAATAAAAGAACAAAAGATAAAACAGATTGACACTATTGCTAAAGAAGTTGAAGTACTGGAAGAAGAAATAAGCGAGGAAGAAAAGCAAAGACGCAAAGACAAAGAAGCAATGGACTTAGAATATGATGAAGTACAAAAAGAAAAGAAACAAAGAGTTAGTGACATGATTAAAGCAACATGGCATGAATCATTTGTAAAGAACTGGGATATACCAGCAGACAGATTAGAAGATTTATTTAATGAATTTGTTTTCCTTAATGAATCACAACCAATAACGATAATAGAGTTTATGCAATTCAAATTAATACAACCAAAACAAAAACATAATAGCGAATCTTAAATGATTATGTTTATTATATTGTTTAGGATGCCACAAAAAATTTTATGGAAAATCCAACCCAACTTCAGCTGCCAAAAACCTGTGCAAACTGTGGAGCGATTTACAACATCAAGACAGAAATGCCGGAACTTTGCTGGGCGTGTGGAATGCCTACAGAGGAGAAAATATGACAAGAATTAAAATCGGACAAAAAAGAACAATCGTTCAGCATTTCGGAAGAAAGAAAAAGCCAGGAGTTTTTAAAATTATAGAAGAAAAAAAGAAAAATGGATTATGATTTAAACCGCCCTTGGCTTTCTTTAGATCCATGGCAGAAAGAATATATTGAAACTCCTTGGAATATTGACTGCTTTTTACTTTCGGGCCGTCAATGTGGAAAAACAACTGCAATGTCAATTAAAGCTGTAGAAATGTGCGTTAATGATTTTGTAGAAGGAGATGCAGTTTTAATTTCTTCGCTAACTGAAAGACAGGCAATAATTCTTTTAAAAAAAGCTCAAATTTATGCAGAGGCAAAATATCCACATTTAATTTGTAAAGACAGAGATAATAAACCAACAATGCTCAGATTAATGTTTAAGGCTGGAAAATTAAACAAAGGGATTTTATGTTATGCCGCTGGAGAAGAAGGAGATTCTACAAGAGGATATACTTTAAAAAAATTAATGGTAGATGAAGCTTCGCGTATGGATGAACTTTATTTTGTTTCTGCAATTCCAACTTTATCTGTTTCTCATGGAAGTATGGATGTTGGAAGCACTCCAGAGGGAACAAAACACGAAGACGGAAGTGAAAGATTTTTTTATAAATGTTCAAAGGATAAAAGTTTTAAACAATTTTACATTTCTGCAGAAGATTGCCCAAGACACACAAAAGAATTTTTAGCAAGACAAAAAGAAAGAATGTCAAACGCAGAATATAAAACAGAATATCTTGCAGAATTTTTAGATGAAGTTAGAAGATTATACAATGACGAAACAATAAGAAGAATTTGTATTTTGAAAAGAAGAACAGAATTTCGCAAAGGAAAATATTATTACGGCGGAGATGTTGCAGGGTTTGGAAAAGATGTAAATGCTCACGAAATTTTAGACGGCACAAATAAAAATTTAATTGAGCAAGTGGAAAATGAAACTACAAGAAAAAAGCTGACAACAGAAACAACGCAGAGAATAAAAGAGTTAAACATAAATTATAATTTTAAAAGCATAAACATAGATGACGGAGGACTAGGCTTCGGTGTTTTCTCAGAATTAATGAATGATGTTAAAACAAAAAATAAAACTTTTGGATTAAATAACGCATCTCGTCCTTTAGACGCAGAGGGAAATAGATCTAAGAAATTATTAAAGGAAGAAATGTACATGGATTTATTAATGTATATGGAGCAAAATAAGATTTTGCTTTTAGATGATGATGAAGTTAAAGCCTCACTAAGTTCAGTGCAGTATGATGATGAAGGCAAAATTTTCGGCAGCGACACACACATAGTTGAAGGAATTATAAGAGCTTTGAGAGGTTGCATTCAAGATAAAAGTTTAAATATGTTTGTGCATTCATTCTAAAATGGCAGATACAGGAATTTTCGCAACAACAGCGCAGATAGGATATAAAGCGGGAGTTAGAAAATCCGCAACTTCAGCAGCAGAAGCATACACAAATTTCTTTATAGGACAAGCAGAAAGTTATATTAATGTTGCAGCAGGATTTAATTTTTCAGATGTTTATGCTTCTTTAAATGTTGATGTAAAATATATTCTTCAAGAAGCAGCATCAAACTTAGCAGCGATTTATGTAATTAATTATGATATGAGCGGAACAACAATGACTGCACTGCAAAGAATAGACGCTGAAAGTATGGTTACAATTTTATACAAAAGAGCAATGGACTGTATAGAATTATTAAAAACCTCAGATAAAACAAAGTTCATCAATGGAGCATAAAAAATGGAAATTAATTTTAATGATTCTCTTATTAATTATAGGAGTTTTTAATATGGTTTTATCAATAGGATATTCTATGTTTTCGGGAAGGATGTTTTCAAATTCTCCAAATGATAATGAAGTTTTAGGCTTTGATGGAAACACACAAAGACCAGGACCGCCAGGTTCTTTCTTTTCAGGATTTAGTGAAAGCAAATTCCCTGTAACAATGGTTGAAGACAGCAGTGTAGGAGATACAGAATGGTATTGGAGTGCTCCAGTTACAAACTTGGGAGCAGATGACGGAAATGAAGCAAGTGCAGCACTTTCGGGGGGAGAAATATCTTATTATGCAAAATGTACAAATTTTGGATTTAATATTCCATCTGGAGCAATTATTAAAGGAATAAAATTTACAACTGAAAAATAAAGAAGCGGAGTAGATGCAAACATATTTGATTATGAAGTAAAAATAATAAAAAACGGCTCAATAATGACAACAAACAAAGCCGCTGCTGGAGTATATGCAACAGACTGGACAAAAGTTTATTATGGAAGTTCGACAGATTTATGGGGAGAAACTTGGACAGCAGATGAAATAAATTATGATAATTTTGGAGTTGTTATTTCTGTACAAAATACAGGAGGAGCAGGTAATGACGGACAAATAGATTATGTAAGTATAACTGTTTATTATTCTGCATAAAACATAAATTCACATCTTTTAACACATAAAAACATTTATTAACAAGTTTTCACACAAATCTACATGGACTTAAGTCATGCAACTGTAGGAACTCAGAGTTCAAATTCTTATTTAGATCCAACTGGAACTAGCACAGATTTTTATAATGGAGGAAGCAAGGACACAGATGGAGCAACTAAAAATGAATCTTCTTTTACAGAAGAATTTACAAAATGGCATAATTATTATGTTGAAATTCCAGTCTTTGCTGCAATAATTGATACTTTAGCATGCTGGGCTGTTGGAAAAGGATATAAGGCAGACGAAGCAAATTTAAAAAAAATTCAAAATATAAAAGGCTGGGGAAAAGATGATTTTAATTCTATTATAGAAAATTTAACAAGAGTTTGCTTAATGGGCGGAGATTCACAGGCAGAAAGTGTAAGAGATAAAGCAAAGAGATTAACAAATTTAAAACCTTTAAATCCGGGAAAAATAAAAGTTATAGTTAATTCTTCAGGAGTTTTAGATAGATATGAACAAACAAATAATGAAATTCCATTTAAACCAGAAGAGATTTTTCATTTATGCTGGAATAGATTTGCAGATGAAATACATGGAAAACCTTATGCTGAAAGATTAGAGCCATTAATAAAACAAATAAAGCAACTGCAAGATGATTTGGGAATTAGATTTCATAGAATCATCAGGC